TCGTTCTACGGGATCCGCCGCTCGAGTCGGGATAGATCCGGATCTGGCGGGTCTGCTCATAGCCGGCCCCGGTATAGCGCCAGTATCGCTCCTTGATCTGGCGGACCATGTCCGGCGTGTCCAGGGCCCCGACGATCTCGTCGACCGCGTGCGGCCAGCCGGCCCGGATGACGTGAACGATCGCGGCCATCCTCCCGACGTTGAAGTCCATCCCGATCCGGAGCGTCTCGTTCGGCTGAGCCGTCTCGACGCTGTTGTTCTTTTGCCGGCTGTACTCCCGGTAGACCGTGCCCTGGGCCAGGTTCACAAAAAGGCCCCGGAGGTAGGCGTCGACCAGGCTCGGCGGATAGCTCGCCAGGAGGTCCTCGATGTAGCCTGGCGGGAGGTTTACCTGGTTCTCCCAGGTGCTCGCCTGGACCATGCCGTAGAGCTTCGCGAGTTCGGGCTTCTCCCGGAGCTCCTTGACCCAGGTCTGCCAGGTGAACATAAAGCCCTCGGGCGTCGTGGTCACATTGACCTCGCCGGTCCCGCCGGTCTGCCTCATTCGGGCGATGATCTTGCGCCAGTTGTCGCGGGCCTTGCGGATCGGGAGCGTGTCGATCTCGTCGACCAGGGCGTGACCGATCCCGAAGCCGACGATCGAGCCCGGCTTCTCCATTGATCGGCATATTATCGTTGTCCGATAGCGCCGGCCGTCGTATAGGTCGACCTCCTTGTTCGTCTCGTGGATCTCAGCCCGGAGGCCCCAGTCGTTCGCGACCTGGTCGATCGTTGGGTAGAAAATGTCGCGGATCAAGGGGATCGTCGGGGCGAAGTATCCGGCCCGGATCTTGGGGCTGGTCCAGGCCTTCAAACATAGCCCAGCGCAGCCGGCCCAGGTCTTGCCGGCCCCGAAGCCGGCGACATAGGCCGAGAACTTGGTCGGGAGCGCCAGGAACCTCGCCTGGGGTTTAATCAGGCGAGCCAAGTGGATCCTCCTCGGCCGGCGGTGGAAGTCGACCGTCGACGATCTCGACCAGGACCGAGCTCGGCTCCGGACCGTCCTCGATCTCGCCGCCGCCCTGGGGGCTCATCCTCCAGCCCAGGCGATTGACCAGCCAGAGCTGACAAGCCCGGACGTCGGGCAGGATCTCGGTCTCGATCTCGGCGTAGACTGGCTCGCCCTGGAACTGCATGACCTTGGTCTCGGTCGTGAAACAGCCGACGGCCCGGCGATAGAGCGCCATTTTGACGCGCTGGTCGGCGCGGCCCTTGCCAGCCCTGACGGCCTTATTGAAATCGTTGTACCTGGCTTTCCATCGGTGGATCGTGCGGGTCGAGACGTCAAAAAAGTCGGCCAGGTCGTCGTCGATCGCGCCGAGCTTGCAGAGCTTCCGCGCCTGGTCGGCGTATTCGGCCCGGTAGCCCGAAGGTCGGCCTCCTTGTTCGTCCTGGTCGGTTCGTTCTGCCTCGCCGTTAATCGTTAAGTTGTTCATAACATCGCGCTCCCAGAGCTTGATGATCGCCGGCCCGGCCGGCGTGATGTGACGGCCTGGCCCCGGTCCGTCCCTGGAGCGGGATCCTACCGGGCCGCCGGCGCGATCCCTCGCTTGATCATGGGATCATCTGGTCCTCGACGACGAGCTCGACGTGTTTCTCCTTGGTGAACGGCGGAGTCAGGGTGTCATTGTTGAGCTCGATCGCGACTATGTGCTTCTCGGCGTCCAGGAGGTCGGTCTCGGTCGGTGTGAGCTGGACCAGGAAGCGGAAGTTGTCGGTCGAGAGATCGGTGACGGCCCGCGAGATCGGCGTCGAAGCCGAGGGGACCGCGACGGTACAGGTCCAGCCGGCGGCCGATAGATCGACCAGGGCTCCGGTCGGAACGCCGTCCGCGTCCAGCTCGAGGATCCCGACGCGCCAGATCGGGCCGATGTCGCCTTGCTTAATTGCAGTCAATTTTTGCCTCCTGGGTGTCCAGGTCGATCAGGTTCGGATCTGGGACCAGGTCGATGTCGATCGCCTGGGTCGAGAGATCAAGATCCTCGGCCTGGGTCGCGAGCTCCAGGTCCTCGAGGGCGGTGTCGAGATCCAGGTCGACGAGCTGGGTGTCCAGGTCGACGTCGGTCCCGAGGTAGATATAGATCGGCGGGCCGCCTCCGCCTCCGCCGATGAAATAGAAGCCGAAGGTCTGCATTATACCGGCGCGAAGTTCGGGTCGATCTCGAGGATCTGGCTGCCGTCGTCGGTACTGTCGAAGGTATAGCGAACCGTCACGCCGTCGGCCTCATAGATCGTGATCAGTCCGGTCGAGGCGTTGCGGGTCCGGCGGTGGAGCCCGATCGCGTGGAGATCCTGGAGCTGGGTCTGTTCGGTCAGGGTCGGCGAGCTCGACTTCGAGAGGACGACCTGGGTGAAGGCGGTCGGCTGGATCGGCGTCGAGAGCGGATCGCCCAGGGCGTCGACCGCGACCAGGTTCCCTCCGGTCGCCTTGCATTGAATATAGGCCGGGCCGGGCCGCGCCTCGAAGGCGAGGAGAGCATTGAGCAGGGTCACGGTCAGGCCGACGAACTCGCCGACATCGAGGACCTCCTTGCCGCCGCCCGAGGTGATCGGCGTCTCGTCCATCGCCGGGCTCGAGGCCTCCAGGGTCCGGAGCGTGTCATAGAGATCCTGCATTGAGACCTCCACCGAAGGGGCCGCGACCGTGATGATCCGGGGGCTGAGAGACCAGTCGATAGAGATGTCGGCGCGAAAGCTCATTAGCTCTTATCCTGGTAGGCCTTCTCGACGCCCTTGGCTATGCGCCGAAGTTGTTCCGGTGTAAAGGGCCCATGAAGCTCGACCCAGCGGGCGTTCGAGCGGACCGGGCCGACGCTCCCGCCCAGCCGCTCGAGTTCCTGGCGGATCTGGGCGATCGCGTTGATCGGTTCCGGCTTCGCCTGGGCCATTAGGTCGCCTGGGGATCGGTCGTCAGGATCGGGCTAAAAGAGAGCCCGGCGCTGGTGAACTGGGTGTCGACGTCGTAAGGCTTGAAGCCGTACTTCCGGACCGAGGTCCGAACATCGAAGGCGGCCGAGTAGATCACGTTGTCCGACTGTTCGGTCGTCGCGTCGGCCAGGACCGAGAGGAGCGGAACGTAGAAGTCGCCGGTCTCGCCGGTCGGGTCCGGGGTGACGCCGGTAAAGGTGTCGCCCGAGTATCCGGTGTAGGCGTACTCGGTGTCGTCGGCCAGGCGAACGACGCCGGCCTGGGGGACCTTGTTGATGTTGATCGAGGCGGTCGCCTGGATCGTGACGGTGGTCACGGCGAGGATCGTGTAGCTGTTCTTGATGATCGCCGAGCCTGAGATCTCGCAGACCAGGATGTTCGTGCCGGAGAGGCTCGGGTGGGTCGCGATAACTTTCTGATAATTCGGCGGAGCTTGCTCGACGTTGCTCGCATCCAGGAGCACGAAGTTCGCGGCCGCGTAGTTGGTAACCCAGACCCCGCGAGCGCCGTAGAAGGTCGTCCCGGCCAGGGTTCCGAACGGTGCGACCTTGACCTCGGAGTAGGTCCCCTCGCTCGCGCTCCGATACTCCTGGCCGTCGTCGGCGTTGACCGTATAGGTCGCCCCGGTCGAGCCGTAGCGGGTCAGGAACTTGAGCCATTCGTAGACCTGGGTCATCGGCCGGGTAGCGCAGTCGATCTCGACGTCGTAGCTCTGAGAGCCCGCGCCATTGTTCAGATCTCGGGAGATCGCGCCGAAGGTGTCGGTCACGTCAGTATAGCCGGCGACGACGTTGGTCACGACCGAGATCGTCGCGGTCGCATCGCCGGCGGTCTGGAGCTCGCGGTCGGTGTATTCGGTACAGCCGTTCGCCGGGGTCAGTGTTCCGCCCCGGACCGCGTTGAGATAGACGTCGCTCCCGACGACCTTGCCGATCTTGCCGGTCGCGCCGGTCGTGTCATCGCTCAGGAAGTTGCCGACCGTCCAGGTCCCGCTCGAGGATCCGACCGTGACATAGAGCTCGCCCGATTTGTTGCCGGAGTCGAGGGCGGTGTTAATGCCGATCGGGTTCCGGCCGCCGGCCGCGAGGCTGGTGTAGTTGTGGTCGTAGGTGTCGCCGAACTCGCGGGCGTAGATCCAGACCCCGCCGTTCGTCGGTGTGCCGGCGGTGTCGTCCGACTGGATCCAGGAGCCGGTGTTCTTGACCAGGACCAGGATGTCGATGTTCCCGGAGATCCACCAGGGAGAGATCTCGGCATCGGCCTGGATCATGTAGAGCAGGGTCCCGACGGTCTGGGAGCCGATCGAGTACAGGTTCGACCAGAGTGAGTCCGCCGTAGCCGTACCGGATCCGGCCGGGTCCTCGATCGAGCCGCCTTGCAGGTACTTG